GAACACTGGGAGCTTCTGATGCCCAATCAGGTTGCTTCAGGTAAATATGCAATCGCTCAGTGCGATAGATGTAACTTTAGGTATAAACTAAAGCAGTTAAAATCTCTTGTCATTAAGACTAAAAACGTTAATATTTTAGTCTGCCCTGAGTGCTGGGAACCCGATCAGCCGCAGCTTCAACTTGGTATGTACCCTGTATATGATCCACAGGCTATTCGTAATCCTCGTGTTGATTCAAATTCCTACAGACAAGCAGGCATAAATGGGCTTCGTGTTGAGCCAGTAAACGATGATTCTAGCCNNAGCTTGGTACGATTACAATGGGAAGTCGTATTATTCAATGGGGTTGGAATCCTGTTGGTGGGGCAAGATGGTTTGATGCTGCACTGACCCCAAATGATTTAGTCGGTGTAGGTTCTGTTAATTCAGTCACAGTTTCTTAGGAGTTTATGATGGACAAAGCAGATCTTAAACAAGATAAAAAAATGATTGCTAGTGCAGTGCACAAGCATGAACGCGCTAAACACAAAGGCCAACCCATGACCAAGCTTAAAAAAGGCGGTCCGACGTCTGAAATGATGAAGACTATGGGGCGTAATATGGCACGGGTGCGTAATCAAGGGAGCAGATAATGGCTTCATACAGCATGAAAAAAGGCGGTAAAGAAGTTGGCCCTGCGTCAACCTACGCCGAGCCGCACACGATGAAGGGTAAAAAACTACGTGCTGAAGAAAATCCCGGATCAGGGCCAGACCAAAGCAATGTAGAAACTTTGTGTATGAGTGTCGGTGCGTACACTAATAAGTTGGAAAAGCCAATTAAGACCTCTGGCATCAAAATGCGCGGCACTGGGGCTGCTACTAAAGGCATAATGAGTCGAGGGCCGATGGCGTGAATTATACGGAGTTAAAAAAGGCTATCCGAGGGTATGTAGAGAACGATTTTCCTACGATTGTTTTTAACGATTCTTCTACGACATTTACGTCGGATGACCAGCTTGCAACATTTGTTAAGCAGGCTGAGCAGCGCATTTATAACTCCATGCAGTTTCCGTCAATACGTAAAAACATGACGGGCGTTACTGCTATAAATAACAGATACCTTGAATGCCCCCCTGATTTTTTATCGCCTTATAGTCTTGCTGTTATTGACGCAAACGGTCGGTATTATTATTTGCTAAACAAAGATGTTAATTTTATCCGTGAAGCCTATCCTGTCCCCACAGGTGCGGGCAATACAGGGCGACCAAGACATTACGCTATTTTTGGCCCTACTGTTGTTAACGACGTAATTACTAACGAGTTAAGTTTCATTCTTGGTCCCACACCCGATGCAATATACACAATGGAATTGCATTACTACTATTACCCAGAATCTATTGTAACTGCGGGTACAACTTGGCTTGGTGATAACTTTGATACGGTTTTATTGTATGGCGCACTAAGAGAAGGTTACTTTTTTATCAAAGCTGACCCTGATATGATGGCAGCGGTTCAGGCTAAATACGATGAAGCTTTAGCTCTTGCAAAACGTTTGGCAGATGGTTTAGAGCGTCAAGATGCCTACAGGTCTGGGCAGTACAGACAAGCGGTAACCTGATATGGCTATTTATCAAACCATGTGTACAAGCTTTAAGGCAGAAGTTGCCCAAGGGCTGCACAACTTTACAACAGGGACAGGCAATGTTTTTAAACTCGCTTTGTACGTCGCAACTGCCGATCTCGGTGCAGATACCACCGTCTACACATCGTCGGGTGAATCCAGTGGAACCAATTATTCCGCAGGGGGGATTGCACTCACAAACATCACGCCAACAACATCAGGGACAACCGGATATTGGTCATTCCAAAACGCTACGTTTTCAAACGTTACTCTTACGTGCGCGGGGGCTTTAATCTATAATTCTACAAATGGCAATCGCGCTGTTTGTGTTTTAAGTTTTGGTAGTACGATAACTAAAGTTGCTTCAAGCCTTGTAATTACCTTCCCCGCCAATGATGCTACTAACGCCGTTTTAAGGATCGCATAATGGAACTCAAAGCCAAAATCTCTGACACAACCGAAAGCGGTTTGATGATGAACTCTCAATCCAATGAAGGTCTCAAAGCCACGGGTAAGTTTTTGATTGAGTGTTACGACAAAGACGGCAAGCTAAAGTGGACTGATGAGTCTAAGAATCTTGTGGTGAATGTGGGCCTTCAATACATGGCAGGGACCTCTTTAGATGGTTCAACTGCAAGAATCACAAGCTGGTATTTAGGTTTATATGGTGCTGCATCAAGTAATAATCCTGCTGCTGGAGATACGATGTCTTCTCATGCAGGATGGACAGAAGTTACAGACTACACAGAAGCAACGCGTCCAGCGGCGACATTTGTAACAGCAACAACGGCGAATCCTTCAGTGGTTACGAATTCAGCAAGCAAAGCTCAGTTTACGATGAATGCAACGGTAACTGTCGGAGGAGCTTTTCTGACAAGCAATAACACCAAAGGTGGTACGTCAGGCACCTTGTTTTCAGCAAAAGATTTTTCCTCGCCGGGGGATAGGAGCGTAGTATCCGGTGACGTTGTTTTAGTAACGTATACCTTTAGCCTAGCGGGATAATGGCTGAGGGCGGCTGGGGTTCCGGCGCATGGGGTCAAGCTGCTTGGGGGGAATCGGTTTATGACCGGTCTACTTCAGAGACAGCAACCGGCACGGATGATATTGCCGCAGCAATTAATTTTGCTTCAAGTATTGATGAATCCGGGACAGGTACTGATGATGTTTCGGCGCTTGCAAAGTTCCAAGCAACGGTTGCAGAAACGGCGACAGGAACAGATGCCCCCTCATCACTTGTACAAGTTGAAGCGAGTGTTTCAGAAACATCCACAGGGACAGACAGTACAGAAGCCTTTATTAAATTCCTTGCCTTGGTCACAGAAACAGGGTCAGGTTCAGACAGTATCAGCGCAACCCCTCAATACCCTTGTGATGTATCAGAAAGCGGGACAGGTTCAGATGCAGTTAGCTCTCTGGTTAAGTTTGATTCAGTGGTTGCAGAGACAGGCACAGGCACTGATGATGTTATGTCACAGAACGCCTACTCCTCAGCAGTGGATGAGTCAGCCACCGGTACGGACAATGTCGGGACAAGCCTTAGTATTAATCCAACGATTACTGAATCAGCAACAGGGACAGATCTTGACAGTGCGCTTATTAAGTTTCTGGCAACGATTACAGAATCAGCGACCGGGACAGAAGTTGATAGCGCAGGTATTAAATTTGGTTCAACAATTACCGAATCAGCCACGGCAACAGATGTTATAGAGGGAAGAAAACTCTGGGAGCTTATTGATGACTCAGAGACAGCAAACTGGCAAAATATCAACAGTAACCAAACGCCGGGATGGGGCATTATTAATACGACGCAAACTCCCAGTTGGTCATTGATTTCGACTTGAGGTGAATTATGACTGTTAACCGCACAACCCTTTTAGATCTTCCGCTTCCTGTTACAGGTACGGAGTCTGGTACTTGGGGCGATACAACAAACAATGGCTTGACGCAATACATGGATATTGCGATTGCGGGGATGTCAAACCTGACAAGTGCCAACTTTACGGCTGGTGCGGTAACGATTGAAACCACCGAAGGTACAAGTTCTGCCACCAATATCGTAGCCACAAGCGCCCAATACGCAGGCTTCAGGGTCACATCACTTGCTCAAAACTCAACGATTACCGTAGGTAACACGGGCACAAGCCCTGCTCGGTCGTACCGACTTATCAATGCAGATGCAACGTATTCGCTGACATTTAAAGCCACAGGTCAGACAGGCGTCACACTTTTGCCCGGACAGTCTGCGGTTGTGGCATTTAATGGTACGGATTATGTAATCGTCGGTATGGTCGGCGCAGGGACTGCGACAGACAATGCAGTAGTCAGGTTTGACGGCACGACAGGTAAGTTAGTGCAAAACAGCGTAGTGACCATCGCTGACTCCACGGGGGATGTGGCCGGTGTTGGAGCGCTTACGATGGGTGGAAACCTGACGCTCTCCGGAGGAACCGCCAACGGAGTCCTGTACCTCAACGGCTCCAAGGTGGCGACGAGCGGTAGTGCGCTGACGTTTG